ATAAAATCTACCATCTTAGTATTATTAGTTCCCTTATCCAGGGACTTAAAATACTTCCAGTTTTTAATACTTAAATATTCAGGTATGTTTAATTTTAATTCCATATGTGTATAAATACGTGTGTATTCAATTTTAGTCTCTTAAATAGAAAAAACCCCCTACGTAAATGTCAATAAACCATAGGGGGAAAAACACGTCAAGGGGAGAGCGTGGTATGACGATATGTTTTTTTTATATAACTAAATCAATCGATTATTAGCCATAATATACGAACGAGATTACCTATTGGCAAGTTTACTTTCTATTTTCTGTGCTATTTTATAATCTCCTGAAATACCATATTCGGTGAATGCCATTGCAATCCCTAGTACTTCAGTAAGGGAACATTTCATACCCTGACCATTGACATAATCAACTGCTGCCTTCAATGATGATTGACGAACAATAGATTCGTGTGTAGTGTTATTCTGGTAACTCATTATTTTTTAGGTTTTAAAGTGAACCATATAATGGTAATTAAACTAACTAATACTAATATTTTCATTATTTCTCTTCCTCAATAATTACGTTAAACGAACCCATAATAGTGAAGCTATTGTTACTATCCATATAATTGATTTCTACACCTTCAGAACCGAAGCGTGTTTGTGGGCGTGATGATGAGATGAATGTACGCATTACATCTCCTTTTGTTGATACTAATTGTGTTTTAAACATAACTTTTATTTTTTATTTTGATTTAATTTACGCTTAGCTAAATCATTAGCAAGACGATTTTTAAGTTGGTTAACATCTACACCTTCGAAACCATCGAAGTCCATTACATTATCTAACCAATTGCGGTATACTTGTGATACTTCTTTTTTAATTTGTGACATTTTTCCTTTGTTGTTTTAATTATTAATTATACGTGAATATACGAACGAATTTTTGCTTAACCAAAAAAATCAAACTCATCATTAATATTTTTACCTGACTTTAGGTTATTAATAATAATCTCTAACTTTTCAATATCATCCCAATAAGCAACTCCACCTTGAAACTCAATATTGTTAAGTGTTATTTCTAAACGTTCAGCAATAGTTTGGGGTTTGTAGTTTTTAAAAAAGTTATCTACCCATTCTTTACCACCAATCTCTACTTCTTTTCCTTCGATTTCAATTGTTTTTTTCATGACCTTTATTTCCTTTGTTGTTTTTGTTTTTAATTATACGTGAATATACGAACGTATATTCGTATATCCAAACCTAACCCAAAAATCTATTAAAATCTGATTTGAATATTGGCATTCCATTTTCAACTGAGATGGGTTCATCAGGTTTACTGAAACATCTATCATACACTTGTTTAATTAAATGTTCGGCTTCACCTGATTCCATCATTAACTGAGTTACTTGTTGAGCGAAATCAGTGTTTGAGTCACATCCCATTCTAACCCATTTCTCCTGATAGTTGGGTAAAATAAAGATATGGAATGTTTCCTTAGTGCCAATAATTTTAGATACTATAGCATTTTCATCTACTGGATTACCATTATAGTGAGATACAATCTCTATATCATACAGATCCAATTTATTATTTTTCTCAGGTACGAGATATTTGTTATATTTTTTCATATTTTTAAATATTATGAGGTAAAGGTATCAACAATTTCTTGGGTAGGCACGTTTAACTTATTTAGTGCTTCACGTAATCCCATACGTTGACCTAGTTTATTAGTTTTAGCATAACCTTTTTCCATTCTATATTTACCGTTTTTTTCAATAACGTGGGGTAATAATGATTTATCAGTTACCCATCCATAAGTCATATTAACTGAACCCATAGATAAACCATAAGCACAACCATTATCTATATTATATGTTCGGGCTAATGAATAACCATTACCATAATATTCTCCGTGTATTGGGTGATAAAATGTTTTTATAGTTTCAGGTGGTCTACTTCGTTTATTAGGTTCACTTAGAAACTTAATACATTCATCTAACGTAGCTCCATTTTGATACATTATAATAGCATCGTGATACTTCCAACCAGTTGTAGGTAAACTTTTTTGTGGTGTAACATAAATGGTATGGGGAAATATTTTACTTAAATGTGTGTAATAATCCTTAGATAAATGACAATGTAACTCAATACTATCTTTGTCTGGGAACTGAGATTTAACTAACTCTAACCAATCATTTTTCATTTCAGGGGTTAGAATATTATTATTATCTTTTAGTTGTTGAGTTTTATGGGTTTTACGAATATACCAACTATCATAAGGTTCAATTACCTTATCAGGGGACATAAAACCATATTTTGAGGTATTAACATACCACTCATCATAAGCTAAATCCATAAACATAGCACGTGCTTTGAATGATACAGATAAATCATACATTTCTCTAACACTACAAGCGTAATCTTGTTTTGATTTACTACATAATATAACTCCTATCCGTCTTGTAATTGGGGTATTTGAAGGTAGAGGGGTTATAGGTTTAGATTTCTTTTTAGTAAGAGTATAATGTTTATTCCATTGTTCTCTTACTTTCTCTCTATTATTATCTCTGTATAGTGTTGTAACTTTACGTTTACAGGGTTTACAAACACTATTTAAACCATCTTTGGTTGCTTTATGGGTACTAAACTCATTAACTGCCTTTAGTTCCTTACATTTACTACATTGTTTTTCTTCCATCGTATAATAAATATACGAATAAAAGTTACAAGAGCCAAATTTAAGTTAAAATCCCCTACCTCCCCAGCTTACTTTATTTTGTTCTTGTTTAGGGCCACCAATGTAGATACCAGATTTTTTAACTACAGATTTGGTACGTGATTCATTTGCTAACATAAGTGACATAACACAATCATCAAAATACCCGTTTGGAGCATTGAATGAAATAGTGCCGGTAGCATTAATTTTGTAGGAATACGCGTTTAATTCGTTGAATAAATGCGGGAAGAAATCCTTATGTGGGAGCTCCAATACACCCTCTTGTATGTCGTAAATCAACGTCCTTATACCTTGTGCCTTATTTGAATTATTGGTATTAAATTCTCTTAAGGCACGTACCTCACCATTAATTAATTCAAAAACAGGGAGTCCAGGTCCGTTAACCTCTGCATAGCCAGATGTGATTCTGTATTTTTTGAGAGACGTGATAAAGCGCTTCGCGATCTCTGCGTAAGAAGTTCCATTGATTCTCTCAACGAAACATACTCTACCAGATTCAGATACAATGGAGAGTACACTGTAATCGTTTGTGATGCCGAAATCAATGCCAGCAAAATATCTTTCTCCGTTTCTGGGCTCAGTCCATCCATTTAGTATACATACATTATCAACATTGGTAAATACATCACTTCCCGCATCAGTGAATTCACTAAGGTATTCTTGCCTAAAAATACTATCGGGTAATGTTTTACTTTGTTCATTTATAAAATTTTGGTCTATAAACGGGTTATCAACGCTCCTACCCTTGAATGATATGACCTCGTGATTTGGGTTTGACCCGCGTAAATACCACGTGAAAAACCAGTTTTTTGCCTTAGGAGTTGATATGATTAGGCATTTCTTTCCAATAGCAGACAATGTTGGGAATACTGCCTCATTTATTGCTTCCTCCTTTACATATGCTGCCTCGTCCACAACCATGAAATTAAAGGAAAAACCCCTAATGGTATTATAGTTATCGGTTGAAAGAAACTGTAGAGTAGAACCATTAACGAACTCAATACTAAGGTCGGCTTTATTCTGTTTTGATATAATTTGGTGTGATGCATTTGCTAATTCATTAAATACTTTTTTACATTGGTTGTAGATGGGGGCTACCCATGCTCCTTTATTACCCTGATTTGATAATAACCAATATAGCATCAAGTTCTGAGCAAGTAATGACTTGCCGAATTGACGACCAGTAGCAACCACAGCAAACTTATGTTCACTATCAGCAAAACCATTAATAATCGCTTCTTGACCTGTATGGGGTGTAAATAGCGTAACATCCATTTATTGTTCTAGTTTAGCTAATCCTGAGTCTGTTCCCCAATTCAATTGGATATTGCCTGTTACCTTAACTTCACTACGTTCGATTTCGCCACCACGAATTTTGTTTCTGTATTTTATTACCTCTAACCAAATACGTCTATCGTTTTCTGCTATTGCTTCTTCCTCTAGGCGTTCCAATTTCAATAGTGTCTCGTTTACTGATTGTTTTACACTATCTTCAAAATCGTCAGTGATAATTTTCCATGCCTCGTTCCAAACTAGGTTAGCGTATTTGCGGTTAGCACCATGTTTCTCCACAT